TTATGTATTCCCATACTTCTAAATCAAAGGGCGCTGATGCCTCTGGAAAAGGCAAAAGCGAATCCTCTGGTTGATACTTCCTTAAATCCCAATCATTGCACCAACCCACACCGTCACTGAAAATGTCGACAAGGGAATACCCGCTCGACTGAAGTCGAATGATGTATTCGTTACCTTGTTTAAGTGCAGCATTGATGTCAAATTTTACATACCCATGAAAAAAATTTACAGTATTGATGGATGTAATTGTTACATTGTTTGACGATGCTATTGTGACCGTGTCTGCTGCATCACGAATTACAATTTGCAATGTGCCAGCAGGACCACCCGCGACATACAAATGAGGTCTGATTGCTGTTACAAAAACATCACGCTGTGCTTTTAGTCCTTGCTGCAAAGTGGTGATGAGTTCGTGTGTATAAAGTAACATTAAAAAACCTCTACCAACTCAATCTTTTGGTCGAACAAATCTCGAACATGTTGAGTCGTATCTAGTGAGCTTGCAAATCTACAGTAAAGGAAAAACCTATCTTTATCAAACAGCACTTCATCAGGATCAATCACCACTGCGAAAACTCCAGCAGTTCCTTTTCTCTCAAAAATCTGTGCAAGCGTTTCCCAATCTGAATAAAGCATCACTGACCAATTAAGAGAGAGCGATTTTCTATTTGGGTAAACATCCGCATAGTGATTCAAGAATGCAGTGTTTGAAATGCGCGTTGTGTCTTCAATCTTAAATCCGAATCCAACCTCCGGAGGCTGAACAAGTTCAGTTGCGTTGCAGATAATTACCTTTGGGATTTCAATATATCCAATATCATTCGTTGGGTCGATCACGAGCACGCGCCAATAGCGGTATGTTTGTGCGGTTGTGAAATAGTGACTTGCAATCAAACTCACTTGATCAATCGTCAAGGTCACATCGACGGGAGGGGATGCCCAGAAATTAGTAGATGACGCTTGGATTTTAACCACTGCCGAATTCGTCAGCTTAATTCCTTCGTTTGAGTCCCACACTACTACAACCGAATTTATGTCCTCTGAGGTTGCAAGATCAACCGTCACCCATTCTCCCGCAGGATCAATGCCGTCTGATCTCCAGACTTTTGATCTAATGGGGTTTCTTAAATTCTCAGCAGGGAAATTAGGGTCTTCAGTCGATGGTAAGAATTGAGTCCCACCTTGAAATGCATAGTTGAAATCCATTATCCGAAAACAGCTCATACAGCTATGGATCTCCCTGAATTGATTGAATCATTTATTGTATTTACAATTTCTTTGTTACCAATGTTCACAATCGTTTGTGGGTTCTGACTTCCAATCACAGAGATCAACTCACTGAGAAGTACATTGGTGTCTCCAGAACCAGACAAGAATTTAGTGAGGTCTTGGTTACTTTTAGCAGGAATGACCCTCTCCCCCGGAGCTAATATTGCAGGGAAGTTATCCCTTGTTCCAACTCCGGGCACAGAGTCAATACCACCGGCTAGCTTAGTTGCACTAATGTTTGCTAACTCAACACCGGTCTTGATCGCGATAGATGCAGCAAGCAATGGCCCCAAGAACGGTCCACCCTCTCGAAGTGCCCGTGTAATTGCAATATACCCATTGATACTTGCCTCGGCATAACCGGCCGCCTTGGAAATTTCGAAGAGGTCCTTGTTCCCGGTCTTAGATAAAGAGGTAAGATTTCCAAAAAACGTTGCTGCCTGTTGAAGTCTTAACTCCCTAAGGGCAAGTTCTTTTTGATTTCTGTCTGCCTCAATCTTTTGAGCTTCAACTGCTGTCTTTCTATTTAGAGCAATCACCGCGCTCGCGTATGTTTCTTCTGAGATTCTCTTTTGTTCAAGTGCTGCGTTTAGTTGCTGTAATTCTTGTTCTTGGGTTGCTGCGAGAATTCCTAAACGAGCATCCTCGAAGTCTTGAATTGAAATTGCTCTCTCAGCAAGGGCGATGTTCAGTGCCTCTGTTTCAACCGCGAGCTGTGCTTGAACCGTTGTTAGCGATTGAGCAAGCGAGGTTCCAGCCTCTGCGGCTTTTAATTGTGCCTCTGTGTATTGGGTTAAAACCTCAGTGTTGTTTGTTAGCTCAGAACCAGTTTCAACCAACCCTTTTTTAAGGTCATCAAACGCAGCCCCAGCAGATGTTCTTATCTTTGCAAATGCAGATCCCAAAGTTCCAGATAATCCATCCGCATTCAGACCCTCTGTGAACGCTTTGCCAGTATCCTCTACTCCAGACTTGATAATTTCGAGAGCGCCTTTGAAGTCTCCATTTGCGGCGCTTGCTACAGCAGCAGCGGTTGCGGCCACGGCTTGACCAATGGAACCAAACGTTGCTCTAAACAACTGCTCAATGGGTTGTAATAATCCAAACAACAAAGTGAACGCATCTACGGTCGTAAGAATAGCGTTTGCAATTCCCTCTGCGAAAACCTGTTGAAGTGGTTTTGCATTGTCTGTCAATTCATTAAATACATCGGCAACGCCCTTGATAACGCCAATCACTACTTGGTTTTTGATGATCGCGTTTCCAGTTACCTTGATCAATTCCTCAAATGAGTTTTTGGCTTGAGTGAGCGCACCCTCGTATGTATTGATAGCGTTAAGACCAGCACCACCAAACCTTTTTTCGATGGCCGATAGTGCATTTGCAAACGTGGAAGCATTGTCCTCACTCTTTTTAATTTGCAAACCAAACTTTTTAAAAGATTCAACATTACCCTCAGCCGCCTTCCCAACTAATCTTGCAGCAGTATCAAGATCAATTCTAAGTGCAGATGCCAAATCAACCGTTGCTTGAGTTGCGCGCTTGAGTCCTGATTGATCTAAATTACCAAGCGATTCAACGAGGGCTGCTGCATTTGTGATCGCAGCCCCAGAGAACTTTGAGTTCTTTTCTAGTGCTTGAGAGAATTCTTCAAATCCTTGCACAGCACCTTCGGTGAGCTTACCAGCAGATGCAAGCGCAAACCCCAAAGCATTCAGCGCTGATTCTTCAGCTTGAGCAGCCTTGATTCCATCGGTGATGAAAATATTGAAAAGCTCAGTAGCAGCCTCACCGAGAGCCTCGATCCCTTTGATGGCAAGTTCTGCACCCAACACACCTTGGAATGTTTCAAAACTTGATGCTGCTTTTTCAGAGGATTTGTTAAATTGTTTTTCTAGGTTTTCAACGGACTTTGAAATCTTGTCCAGATTCTTTGTGGCATTATCCAAAACCTCTAAACTAATTGTTACTTCATTATCTGCCACGTTTTTTCTTTGCCTCTTCTAAAGACTTTTTGTGCTCACGTTCTATTTTAGCGTTCTTATAGGATTGAATCACTCTAAAAATTTCAATGATCTTATTTGGCTGTTCCATCACCGTACCCGGAAAAGGCATCACTCCCTTTTCGTAGTGGTTAAACAACTCAAAGAAATACGTCATCGAGAAATCAAAGTAGTTTCCTATACAGGTTGAAAACAAAATCTCTTTATCAATGTGATGCATGTCTCTCTGTAAGACACCAAAACATCCCTTTGATTCTCGCATCTTTTGTGTAATACGCGCTTGATCTGATCTGCCTTTGTAGGAGTCTTTGCATTCACCACAAATGAATTTTCTGTTGTCCATAGCCTCAAGCGTGGACTTAAGCCTGATCCACTCCTCCATGGATAAGCTAGAAATCTCATTTATTTTATGAATCAAATAGTCAGATACTATTCCGAAACTGACTTTTTTTTACTGGCGGGGAGTGTAACTTTTACTCCCGGCAACTCTGGATCTTTGATCTTATTCATCAAAGAAGTAGCCGCAAGCATAAGATCGGTCGAGCATTCGATCTGCATCAACTCATTCACACAATCTAAAGACAATGTACCGTCTGGATCAAACGACAACTGGTAAGGCTCATCATCCACATCAAACAAACCCTCAATCGCTTTTATGCTGTATTTAAGCGTTAAAAGAGTGACCTTCCAACCGTCTGTTTTCTCTTCACCTTTGACGATCTTTGTTTGTGACATGAGTTCTGCCTTCTGATCAGCAGAGAGCGGTGATAACCAAAACGTCACGTCTGAGATTTGTACTTTTATTCTATCGGTCAATTTGTAAATTTTCATTGACCTAAAAGTATATCGTCTGTTTTTTTAAATCAAGTCTTACACGAAACCTAAGTACATTTCTTCAGTGGTTCCAGAGGTTCCACGAGTGGCGCGGAACGACACAGAATCACTCAAGATGCCATCTTGGTTGTCATGCTTGAACTCAGTTGTAATACAAGCAGGTAGGTAGATACCAACTACAGACCCTAGGTCAATCTCCCCAGCGACGGTGCTTGGGTTGTATGCGCTTACAAAGATTGAATATTGAAGGTTCTGGTCGAACTTATCAAATTGAACCGTTGTGGTGTCATCCATGTACGGGTTCATCGTGCCAGAGATCGCGCGTTGGGTGACTCGTTGAGAGTAATATCCGTCACAAGTAGAGCTTAGTTTTCCAAGCGTGTTCTCAAGCGAGAGAGTGAATTCGTTGACTGGCAATTCAATCCCGTTTTGAAACAAACATGCATTCAAGATGAGCGGAGGAATCCCAGAGTCATACGTTGGTGTGTGTGGTGCAGAACCATCAAGCTCACCAAAGCTCAAGCCTTCCATCGAGAACGCAAACGATGCGACCTGACCGGTTGAGAAGTTTTGAATTTCCATTCCAGCAACCTTGGTTCCAATTGCTTTGGATAGAATCTCATTCCCAAGGTAGTAACTTAAAGAGAGCGATGGGTGCCCAGAGTTTGCTGGGTAGTAAGTCGTGCTTTTAGAAATCTCTACGTTGTCGCTAAAAGACGCTCCAGCAGAAGGAACAATGGTCACGGTAGCAGTTCCAATACCAGTTGTTTTAGCAGAAATAGCGCAAACATGATGAGCGCCAGCTTCGAGGATGACGACAATGTCCCCGACACTAAGGCTTGCAATATCCGCGTCCTGAATTTGTAGAACACTTGCAGAGTTACCTGTCTTGGTAGTTACACGGCTTGTGATTTGTCGGCTATTTCCAAGTGCACCCAAGACCAACAAATCAAAGTCAGTCTTTGCACCCTCAACACCACTGCCCCGTAACTCAACCGGTAGTGCTGCGGTAACAGATTCAGTTCCAACTCGCGGAACAACTGCACCGATGGATGACGTTAGAATACTGCGCTCAACCAACTCCTTCGACGGAGTAAGCTCAAACCCATCAGACAATGGCTGAATGTAATCCGTGGCAGCTGCAGGGGCAACATAAGTTCCTTCTGTCACCTCTTGTTTCACTGCAATGATCGAACTATTTAATGCTACGCCGTTTGCCATTATCTATTCCCCCTAGGAATCTATTGCGTTTCTATACTTAACGTCAAAACTTACTCTTAAAACCACAGCCTCGTTGTTCAGTATTTCAGGCTCTGCAATCGCAGTATTGCTGACCAATAAAACAAGACCGGGTAATCCAAGTTTACTAAGAAAAAACAACTTGAGCAATTCATCTGCTGCATCGTACAGAGA